GTTCCGCCACGAGATCCCCGTCTTTGTACCGGAGATCCCCGGCTTGTGCTGTGCTGTCCCAAAGGATTGCGATGTCGTTTGCCATTATGCGATTGTCCCCGTTCCTGTGCCCGTGCCCGGTCCAGATACTCCGCCTCCTGGAGTTACCCCGGACACCGAGGTCACTGTGACCGTGGTGGTGATGACGGCATTGCTCTGAATGTGTTTGATGATGGCATCAGCAAGGGCCTCAAAGATTTCCTGCCGGCTCAGGTTGTCCCCTTTGGGATCAGCCACCCCGGCGATATAGCCGTCAATGGCGTTAATCATGGCGGTGCCCATCATAGTTTTGTCCATCATTCCTGAGCCTCCTGTTGATCCTCTACTGGAATTGCCAGTGGCACCACCATGCCTTCGGGGACGCAAAACAGGAAGTCATCAGCGGTGAAGTCAGGGCAGATAAAATTGTTCAGGTCTTCCATATCAGCCTCCCGTGAGCTTGACGATTCCAGCCCCAGGGCCCCCGTGGGGTATCCCGGAAAACGGATCGACTTTCAGAATGTTGGGCATCCATGCCGTGGCGTCCCCGGTCTTCAGTTTGATGCTTGTGGTGTCATCCACTATTGTCCCCGACGGGGCCTTGATTGTCATCTTGTTTTTACTCTCAATCTCGATGCTCCCGTCTGCTTTCAACAGAATCTTACTGCCGTTGTTATCATACACCGAGACCTCACCGGAGGCAAGATTTGTTGGCCGATACCGGCGGTCCCCGATGCACAGCACAATTCCTTGGTCCCGGTTGCCGTTGGGGAACCCGATGACGGCCTCGCTCTCTGCCAGTGGCACCGAGGTGAACCCGTACTCTTCCAGCCGCTCAATATCTGAAATCGTTTCGTTGTCCAGCGCCACCACCTGAACACCTTGGGTGCCGGTTGTCGCCGTGACGGTCTTCACCACCCCCCGGCCAATGAGGAGAAAAATCTTGCGCTTGATGCTGTCCAGCAGGCGGTCTGTCATGCGTCGAACTCCGTCTTCAGTATTTTTCCGGAAAGACTGTAGGTGAACGGGAACACACAGGACACCTTCGTCAATTCCTCTTCTCCATTGCGGGTGTACTCGATTTCTCGGATGTACAGTTCTGTATTGAGGTTCATCAGCTTGTCCTGAACCTGAACCAGCGAATGAATGTCCCAGGGCTTCCCGTCTTTTTGGGTCCAGCTGGTGAGCCCGTAGGTGAAGCGTCTGGACATCCCAGCGGCGTACCGGGCTTCCCATTCCGCCCGGGCCTGGCACTGGCCAGCGTCCGCCGGGGTCTCCGGGAATACCACCAGGTGCCGGGGCAGCACCACAATGTCATCGCTGTACTCCCCAAAGGGGGAGATGAAGGCTTCCAGACTCTTGGCAGCGGTCCCGTTGCCCATGCCCTTGACAAGGTAGGAGCTGAAGCGGTCTGTATCACTGCCACTGAACTGCCCGCTCTGTGCGTTACCCGGGAGCTGGATACCATCGGTCATCTTGCGCTTGCTGCCCCCCTGTGCCAGGGTAAGCCTGCCGTCTCCCAGGCAGATCGGCATCAGCTGATTGTCAATACAGAGCTGTGCGATCAAGGCAAAAACCTTTTCACCCTCGGTAGCCTTGAAGGTCTCGATCCGGCGGGCGGCGTTGGCTGTGGCGGCGTCCTCAATGGTGAGGCCAATATCAAAGGGGGCCAGCAGTTTGGATACCAGCCCCGACACCGACTGGTTTTTCCATTCCGTGGCATCCCCGGTATAGCTGCAGTCCACGAGCTGCCCCGTGACATCCCGGCCACTCAGGAGCACTGAGTTTTCCTTATCGGTGTAGCCGTAGTCGATGCCGTCCAGGTAGCCTGTGAGCACCCGGTATCCATTGACAGCAATTGTCACCACGTCGCCGAAGCTGAAATTGGCTTTCATGCCGTCCTTGAAGGCATCGGTGAACCGGAGCTTGAAAGCCCCGGCGATGTTGTCAACAGACCGCAGGATCGTCACCTGTGACCACCCCGCCCACTCCTTGCCCTTGATCCGGATTGTGACGTCACTCATTGAGGATCACCAGACTTTCCCCGCCGGGCAGGAATCCGGGGTGCTGTACCACAATGGGGTTCATGTCCATGACTTCAGCGTCCCGGCTCAAGTCACCATACCTGTTGTAGGCCACGTGCAGACTGGTGATGACCTTCGAGGGCACCACATACACGATCTGCCGGGCCAAGAGATCCAGCCGGTTCAAGGCGTTGGTGAAGAACGTGTTCCGCATGTCTTCGGTTGCCACGAAGTTGTCTGTTGTATCCGGGTACTCTCCGAGCCTGTACAGCAGGGCATCGAACTCCAGCTGGAGCTGTGCCAGCATGGACTCGTATTTCGACCGCTGCAGGAAGGTTGTACGGATAGCCACCTCCAAGGCCTTGGCCAAGAGCTGGATCTTGGCGGCGTCAATCAGTGCCCTGGCGTTGGCTTGCTGGGCTGATACCAAGCCCCCGAAGTCGGCCTCGTCGAACTGCATGGCACCTATGATCGAGGACACAATGGATGATCCAAGTTCTTGCGGCACGGATTCCCCGTCAAGCACCGTGCCCTCTTCCAGGGGGAGGCCTGAACAGGTGCCGGTCAAAACGTCCTCAATGACTTCCTGGCCGATACCGCAGATATTCAGAAACGCCTGTGCCGCGCCGTCCATCTGAGCGCTGAGCTGGCAGGGGGTGTCCAAGTACTGGTCTATGGTGGAGATAATGGAGGCCACGAGATTTTGGGCCTCGTTCAGCACGGAGGACACCACACCCTTGACCTTGGAGAGGGCCCCCTGCATTTTGCCCAGGATGCTCTTGATGCCATCCAACAAGGAGTCCTGATACAGGGCCGCCTTGCCGCTGACAATCAGGCGCCCCCCTGATCCCCCGCCGCTGATCAGTGTCGGGCCCCCCATGGCCTTGGTGACACTGTCCCGGGCAATGGCCGCTGCCTTGGTGCTGACTGCGGCAACGTTGGCACTTTGGGCCAAGGCGTAGGAAGAAATCACCGGGGCCTGATTCTGGACGAACTTCAACTTGAACTCGCAGATCCCCCCATTTGCCAGATCCTCTGAAGCCGTCTGTTCCTCGAAAACCGAAACATAGAGCTTACCAAGGAAGGGATGCATCAGGATCCCGAAGCCCCGCTTCCGCAAGGCGTCGATCAGGGCCCACTTCTCCGGCCAGTAGTCCCAGTTGTTTCCGGGGTTCTGCACCACGTAGCCCTTGACCTCGAAGTATTCGGCCTTGCCCCCTTGGTCGTAGACCGTCACAGCGTCCTGATTCCAGAGCTCGTAGACCTTGGAGCGCCTGCCGAAAGTGTACTCGTGTTCGCTGACGAAAAATGGAACCCCCCGGAAGGTGGCGGGGAGCAACCGGGAACGCCAGTTGTTGAAATTGAAATCCGGCATTATCTCGTACCCCCGTTAAATGGTGACTGTGCTGAAATCACTCCCGTAATCATGCTGCCCGGCCAGCTGCTGGTTGCCGTGGCCTTGCCCTCGGAATTGACGTTGATGAAAATCTTTCCCGCCAGCTCTTTGGGAACCATGGCCTGCTTGAGCAATCCCATGGTGAATGCCTGCATGGACTGGCCGCTGGCAGCGTATGCCGCTGTGGCTTTACCTTCCTGTGAGCCCAGAACTGCCCGGGACATCCCGGTACCCAGGCCTTGAATCGCTGCTGTGGTATCGGCATCGCTGCGGCCCAACAGTTTCTGCGAGGTCTTGAAACTTGCCATGTCCCTCTGGGTGGCGAACTGCAACACCTGGAGCTTGAGCTTGGCCTCCTCGTGTTCCTGGCTGCCCGCATCTGTGGACATGACTTTCATAGTCAGATCCTGTAGCTTGCCCTGTGCGTCTTCCATTTGCTTCAAGGCCTTGGCACTGGCATCAATGGCCCGGAGCTTCATCTGGGCTTCTTGCTCCAGGGTGAGCTTGCCCGCCGCCCGTGCTGCGGCCCCGTAGGACTTTGACAAGTCGTCAACCTCTGCGGACAGCGATTTGCTGGCCTCGACATTGCTCTGGACCTTAATGGTTGACTTGCGGAACAGGGCGATGATGCCGCCGATAACCACCCCGATTGCCATGAGCTTGAGCATCATTGGATTGGTGGCCATCAATTTGTTCATTGTTTTCCACGACTCTTTTACCATATCAATCAGCACTTTCCATTTTTGGAAAGCCCCTACCATCATCATGATCGGCCCGATGGCTGCCAGTATTCCTGCAATGGCGATAATGACGGCTTTCACGGGGCCCGGCAGGGAATTGACAACGGAGAAAATAGCCCCGAAGACATTGGCAAGACCTTCAAGGACGGGCATCAAGAGCTGCCCGATATTGATGGCCATGACCTTCATTGTCGCCACCATTTTCTTCCAACTGAATCCGGCCTTGTTCACGCCTTGGGTCTGTGCCTTGAAAGCCTGGTCGGTGGCACCCACGGCACCCTTCATGGCCAGCAGGTCGGTCTTGAACTTTTCGGCACCCTTGCCACTGAGCTGCAGGATGGCGGCCATGCTTTCAATCTGTGGGAACAGTTGTTTCATCTTTTCGGTGTTGCCCCCCGTAGACGCCACCATTTTCTGCAGGGTACCTACGAGACCCAGGCTCTGCACCGCGGCCTGCCCGCTGGCGTAGCCCATGCCCTGCAGGACCTTCTTCATATCCCCTGTGGGAGCCATGAGGCTCTGAATGGCACCCCGCATCTGGGTGCTGACCTCGGCGGCGTTTCCCGTGACTCCGGTGAGGCTGGCAAAGGCAGCAAACAGTTCCTCTTGAGAAACCTTCATCGCCGACGCCAAGGGGATCACCCGACCCATGCTGGAAGCCAGCTCCGGAAATGTGGTCTGGCCCAGCTTGACCGTGATGAAGGCCAGGTCTGAGGCCTTGCTGACCGCTGCCGACGTGGTGTCCCCGTAGCCCTTGGTGACAGCCGACAGTAGGTTCAGGGCTTCTGTCGTGGTGCTGAGTCCCGCCACCGATGCCTTGGCCACAGCGTTCATGCGGCCCACGGTGTCCGCACTGTCCCCGAAGGCAGACACGGTTTGGTACAAGCCATCTGTCAGGTCTTTGGTGGCCACCCCGGTTTCCATGCTCATCTTCAGCATGGCATCCCCGAGGGCCTTCGTGCGGGGGATGTTGCCATCAATAAGGGTCGACACATTTGCCATACCCTTATTGAAATCAACACCCATCTTTACGGCAGCAATTCCGAGGCCAAGAATCGGGAGGCTCACCCGTGTGGAGAGCGTCTTCCCTGTCTTCATTGCCGTGGCTCCGGCGGTTTCCATTTTCTTGTTGAGAGCAGCGAAATCCTTTTCAGAGGATTTCAGTACGGCTCCCATTTTCTTGAAACCGTCCCCCATTGCCTTCAGGGGACGGGTGAGTTTATCCTGGAGGGAGACAAGTACCGATACTTCCATGTTCGTTGCGGCCATCTATATCTCCCCGAATCCGTTTTCGTCTGCTGCAGCCCGTTTCCTGGCGTCTTCCATGGCGTCCTCCTGCATGTTGTTCAACCAGTGACCACCTTCTGCCCAGAACCAGACTTCCTTCAGGCTCATGTTCCAGATTTCAGAAGGCTGGAACCCGAACCGTTCCGCAATGCCCCAGATCAGCTGTTTCCAGTCTTTTCCGGGGCAACGGCTTCCCCCATTCTGTCGGTGACAGCACCTGCGACTTTCTCAAAATCGGGGAAACTCAACTCCCCGATGGACTCCACCGACAGGCCCGTGAGAGCGGAAAGCAAGGGGAACAATTTCGCGG